CCATAGAGCACCAATTCTGGACCTCATACTTTGCAATGGAAGACTTACTCCCCCACTGGTATATGATTGAAGTCCTGAGGACCGTTGGAAGAAGAGCGAAGAGGTGTCCAGACAGAGTATACAGTGCAGTTCCACCAGCCATTACGGACGTGATGAAAATACAAGTAGTCTTCAACTTCTGGGCATTTGCGCTTGACAGTCCAAAGAGAGAACCCGCGGTCTTCGTTACGATTTCCGTGGGGTCATTTCCTTGGGCAACATAGAGCTCTCCTTGTCGGTAATAGCTAGCTGCGAGGCGAAAGGCTCCAATGACAAGATTTTCTGTCAGGATATGCGCTAGAGACATAATTACTATGCTGAAGAGCATGACTCCGATGGCAAGCTTACCTTTCCACCCGTTGTCCTTTAGTCCTTTAATTACTTCCTCTGCAACTCCAGTCATCATGTTGACGATCAACTTTGCGACGAAGTCTTTTATCTTACACAAAAAACTCGTCACAGGTCCTGAGACGAACCCAAAGATGTTCTTGAGCCCCTCCCAAAGTTTATCAAGGGATGATTTGACGACGTCATACACAGAATTTGCGGTGCCCCTTACGGACCCCCACATCTTCCTTAGTGTGGCGAAGAATCCCTTATCTTCCTCATCTTGCTGAGCGGTGAACTGCAACAGCTTGCTCTTGTATCCATAGTCTGTGTCCAATCCAACTGTTGTCCTAACATAGTACAAATCATTCCAAAAACGATCTCCGGAGAAATCGTCAATAAATTCATCGTTCATAGTCAGGAAATAGAGACTGTAGAAGTTGTGCTTAACGTCTCTAATGATTTCCTCTGGACTAAAGGGCTCAAAAAATTGGCCGAGGAGATTACCCCCATCAGGCCTCTTTCTCTCATCCAAAAGCCTCAAGGCGATCTTAAGAGAGGCGGCTCTTCCTTTGAAATACATCTTCGCATTACGCAAAAACGCAGCATTGTCAGAGATCCTCTTCTTAGTCAGGATGTGGAACGCTTCCTTAGTGATGACTAGTGGACACCTTACGTGGCACTCTTCAATACACCTGTTGGAACAAAGCTGGGTGTCGATGTTCTTCGGGGTCCTCTCTCTTACAGTATCAGATCCCTGTCCCAACTTGTCGTCTTCAAATAGGTTGTTCCATCTTTCGGCTCTCTTCCAAAGCCAATGCGTACTACTTACTAGACGCAATCTGCTCAAGAATCCTTCCTGATCAATGGAGGTCATCCTACCTTCATTTTCTCGGCACAAATCACCGAGAGGACTTGGCATAGCTATGCGAGTCCTATTTTCAACTTCATGTTGAATAGAGTAAGGGTTGTAGGTCAAGTCGTAGCACTTACGCCCGTTGCTCACAGAGTTTCCGAGGCTCTGCGAGGCCGTAGCGATTTCGTGACAGCACTTTACCATCCCTTCCTCTCCTCGGAGGTTTCCCTCCGG